TCGGTCGGCCAGGTGTGGATCGACTCAGACGACAACCTGGGTCGGGTATGGACAGGAAGTGTTTGGCAACTTTTTAGCGGTCCCGGTAACGCGAACTTTAGCGACGCGGCTACCGGCACTTTCTCCTCCGGCGGCTTTAACTACAAATACATCACCTACACGGGCAGCGGCTCGATCACGATCACCACGGCCGGATTTTGTGACGTGCTTGTTGTCGGCGGCGGTGGCGGTGGTGGACAACGAAACGGCGGCGCCGGTGGCGGTGGCGGTACCAACTACCAAACCACGGCCTACATTCCAGTTGGGACGCACACGGTAACGGTTGGCGGCGGTGGCGCGGCAGGCACCAGCACACCAACCCCCGGAGGTAGCGGAAACGTCAGCGGCATAGGAAACATTTTTGTAGCAGCCGGAGGCGGAGGCGGAGGATCAATCTCTCAGCCGGGAACCAATGGCGGATCAGGTGGCGGCGGCGGAGGTACGGCCGCAACTACGGCCGGAAACGGTTACGCCGCACAAGGCAACAACGGCGGCGCAGGATCAGCAGCCGCAGCGTCGCAAGGTGGCGGCGGCGGCGGCGGTAGCACCGGCGCAGGAGTGGCAGGGACCAGCACGACAGGCGGCAACGGCGGCGCAGCTTTGACAAACTCGATCGACAATACGTCTAGAACTTACTCAGGTGGCGGCGGCGGCGGATCAACCGGTGGAACAGCCGGGACAGCAGGATCAAACGGCGGCAACGGCACAAACAACAACACCACGGCAGGAAATGGCACAACAAACAGAGGCGGTGGCGGTGGCGGTGGCGGTTTCGCATCGGGTGCTGGCGGTGTCGGTGGAACGGGCGGAAGCGGCATTGTCCAAATTCGAGTGAAGGTTTAGGTCATGGCACATTTTGCGCGCATCGAGGACGATATCGTCCGTGAGGTTATTGTCATTGACAACGACGATTGTAGCGGTGGCGATTTTCCTGACTCCGAGCCAATCGGCCAGTCCTTTATTGCCAGCATTGGGTTAGATGGTGAGTGGCGGCAAACCAGTTACAACGGCAATTTTAGAGGAACCTACGCCGGCATCGGTTACACCTTCGACGGCGACCAGTTCAGTCCACCATTTATCGAGGAAGGTACAGACAATGAGTGAACCAACAGTCGACGAAGTCGTAGAGGTCGAGGAAAGCAAGCCGGTGAAGAAAGCCGCAAAGCCCAAGCCGGCAGCACCACAGTCACAAACCGAGCGCGCTCGAGCGATCGCCCTGGCGAAGATCGCCGCCGCTAAGCGTTGACAGGTGACCTTTAATCAACCGGCCGACCTGATCCCCATCGTGGTGATCGTGTCTTCAATGCTGGCCGGCATCCTGTGGATCATCCGCGCCCAGATATCTATTCAGCGCGAGTTCCGACCGAACGGCGGCTCGAGCATGAAAGACGCCGTAAACAGGATCGAAAAGGACATCCGCGACGTCCGATACCGAGTCGACCAGCACATCGACAACCACAACCGCTAGGAGAACCATGGACCGCCTAATGACCCGCGAAGTACGCAAGTACCTTTACGCAGTCACTATCGCCGCAGTGACAGTCCTGGTCGCATATGACGTTATCTCGGGCGAGGCCGCACCACTGTGGCTGGCACTGGCCGCAGCCGTACTCGGCATCATCGCCCCAGCAACAGCGATCACCCACATGACACCCAAAGCGTCAGACGTGGCAGATAGTCACGAACCAGTCGCAGGGAACAAGTTCTAGTGGCACGCCTCGTCGCCGCTGGTGTGGTCCTGCGATCCCAGGTAAACCGGCGCTGGCCCGACCGCGACAAAGCCTCAGACGGCTGGATCGGCGACCGCGCCCACAGCGCCAGAACTAGCGACCATAACCCTGACGCTCGAGGCTGGGTTCACGCCCTGGACATCGACGCCGACCTGCTCGGACCAGGGCGCAGAGCCAAAGCTAGAAAAGTCGCCCAGGAACTTGCCGACCAGTTGATCGAGTACGCCAGGTCAGGTCAACCAGGATCAGAACGCCTGAAGTACGTCGTCTTCAATAATCACATTGCCAGCGGCACCTACACGAAGCAGTTCTGGACATGGCGCGCTGGGTCCTGGGGACACGAACACCACATTCACGTCAGTTTCACCGACCTGAACCCAGTCACAGGGCGGCGCAAGTTCCCGCTACCTATCTTCCAGAATAAGTAGACACACCGCGCGTCAATACGCGCAAAGCACGCAGAGCCGGTTTATCGTCTAACCCGAAAGGGGAAACCATGACCGATTACATCAAACCAGGGAAAGCCGCGCAGATGCTCGGTGTATCCCGCGACAGCATCCGCCGATACGTCGATTCGGGCGCGCTCAACGCGATCACGACACCAGGCGGCCAGCGACGCATCGACCAGGCATCGGTCGAGAGCGTGATCCAGAGGCGAAACCGGATATCGCCTACCGTCACGATCATCGAGGCCGAGTGATCATGGCAGCAGTCCTAGCGGCTGCGATCCTGGCCACACCCACGCCCCCACCATTACTGGCGGAAGGCAAAGACACAGGCAGGCAACCCAGCGCCTACACCGGCACCTATTACAACCAGGAAGACGAACCGTACCGTCAATGCGTCGCACAACGCGAGGGTCGCTTTCAATACTGGGGAACAGGATCGGGCGGCATGTACCAGGGGACCTACCAGATGACAGTTCCACTGGCCCACGGTGCAGTCTGGATGATGCAGAAAGAATGGGCGCAGCAGTTTGGACGCGCCAAGGCGCGCGAAATGCGGCAGACGCTCCACAGTACACCGCCCCGCAAATGGTCCCGCGAAGTTTGGGACCAGGCGTTTTGGACCGTTCTCAACTGGGAAGGCGTACGCTCAGGCGCACACCACTGGGCAGGTGGCCGGCACCACTGTCAGCCAGGCATGAAAACCTACGGAGGCAACAGGTGAAAACGCTCGAAATGACACTCGCAACACTGATCCTGCTCGGCTTCACCGCCCTGATGGGCCTGGTCGGATGGATTGAAACACTCGGCATGTAACCAACACAACAAAAGGGGAAACGCATGTACTACCAAAAAGATATACGGCTCGAGGAAACGTTCGTCGAGATAGTCAGATACACCGAGGCCGGCCCAGTGTGGCTTCACATCCTGGACAACACGTCAAGTTTCACGCGCCGTTTCCAGTTCCGTGACGCAGCCCGACTAGGTTGGGCACTCCTCGACGGTGCAAGTTCAACCGGCCAGCCCTACCCAGTCAAGGAAGGCGAGTGACCATGGAAACACTGTGGACAGACACCGTGGACGCCTTCGACTCGGAGGCTTTTGTTGATCGGATCAGGAAGGCACAACGCCAGGCACTGGCACGCACAGAGGCCGCGACAGCGATGCGCAACACCGAGCACAACACCGACCCGACCTGGGCAGACCACGCGCAGAGGATCATCGTCGAACTGGCACAGACAGGCCGGCACTTCACCAGTGACGACGTCATGGACGCTCTGACCGACGTCGAAGTCGAGACACCAGACACCAGGGCTCTCGGCCCGATCATCAAAAAAGCGATCGCAGCACAATGGATACACCGCACAGGGTTTGAACCCTCGAGGCGCCGCCATGGCACCCCGATCGCCGTTTATGTGGGGGTCATCTGATGGTGTACGACGACCGCATGAGCGATTACATCGAAGTCAAAGACCGCATCGTCGCGTTTCACAAGACGTACCCAGAAGGCTCACTCCAGTCAGAATACGAAGTGATTACCCTGGGCGACAAAGCCTGGATCGTTGTCAAGGCGTACGCATACCGCACACCTGACGACCTGCGACCTGGTATCGGGCACGCCTGGGAGTCATACCCAGGCTCGACAGCGTTCACCAGGACCAGTGAACTGATGGTCGGTGAGACATCGGCCTGGGGGCGTGCCCTGGCAGCACTAGGGATAGCAGTCAATAAGTCTATCGCAAGCCGTAACGAAATCAAAGCTGCGGAGTCACGAAAAACAGAACGCTCGAGCGAACCGACGCCAGGTGATGACCCGTTCTACACGAACGCCCCAGCCACGTCACCACTGTCACCACACCACGACACCAGGAAAAGGGTCAACGGTAAGCAACTGGGCTTACTGAAAGGCAAACTGCGGGGCGCTGGCGTGGCCGACGACAACCTGATCAACACCGTCAACGCCCTACTCGCCCTGGGTGGATACGATCCAGTGACGCTACCCGCTGACCTGACGAACGCGACACTCGACCACGTCCTGAAGAACCTGGACAAGATCGTGACAGTAGAGCAATTCACCAGTGAGCAATACATCGAAGCGACCGGTAAATGATCATGGCCACCAACTGCGCCGACTGCGGCTTCAGGATGCACCCACAGGAACGCACCTGCCTAGCCTGCCAAGACCGAAACACGCCACCATAAACGACTGGTGCCGAGGTATGCCCCGACCGGCGAAGTAAGTGCGGGGCAGTCGTTTGACCGGAATGACGGAGGAAACAGCACCGGCCACGACCAGACCAACACCCCCACCAGGTAGGGGAGTAATACCCAAAACCGACCACAACAGAGGGACCGACTGAACCCGTCAGGGTTAAGTTCGGGCGGTCCCGATCACACCCAAGGGGAAACAATGAGCAACCAATACGACGCACACTGCCGACGACCAGGATGCAACTGCGACCACACAATCTGCTACCAAGGCTGGAGAGACCAGGACGACTCGACCACACCCTGCGCGTACTGCCGAGTCAAGACCTTCGAACGCTGGCACGCACGCGAGAACGCCAGGTCAAAAGGCTACCCACTCGAAGCATTAGGACGCATAATGCGAGGGGATCGCACCACCCCCACCCCAGACCACACTTACCCCCAGGGCAGGTAGCCATGGCAACCCACAACGCAGGACGCTCGAGCGCCACCTACCGCGCCTGGGTCAAGCAAGTACTCGCCCGATGCGAACCAGTGTGCATCCGCTGCGGATATCCAGTCGACATGGCACTGCCACGAACAGACCCACAAGGCGCAAGCGCAGACCACGAACCACCACTCGCAGACACAGGGGACCTCACCCCAGGCCTCGATGGGGCAGGCATAGCCCACCTGCAATGCAACCGATCCCACGGCGGAAGACTCGGATCCGCTCGAGCGCAAGCCAAACGCGAAACCACAAACGCAAAGCGATCGAACACGCGATCGAACGCCATTGACCGTTCTTTAAGCAAGGCACGCACCAC